CGCATATTCTTGTAGGCGTCCGGTCCGATATCCAGGACAACACCGTAGTTACTACCCCGGTCCTCCCTCTCCTTCTGATCATTGGACTTGGTGACAAATCCCGCACCAGCTAGTGTTTGGAATTTATCAGCTTGTGCTGCTTCAAGTCCGGCTGTTACGTCGATGGGGTCGATGAGTACCCGGTAGCCACGCGCTTTAATGGTACCTGTATCAATCTTCTTCTTTTGTTCGTTGTGGTTCTTCATAGAGTTCTGACCTTCTCAGAGTTTTTATGGGATCAAGTGCTTCGTTAAAAGCAGTAATCATACCCTCTCGTTCGAACAAGGTGGCGTGACTTCGGTAGGCGCTGTCGGGATTCAATATAGGTTTGAAGTCCTCGATAACCTGCTCCAGTCTAAACTGGAGAGCCTGTAAATAAGTTTGTGTTGCTGGCATATTCAGCCAGAGTTCAACCTGTGACTGTGTAACTCGCTTGTGCTGATCGGTCATCTTTCTGCTCGATAGGTAGTTGGCCGTTCCCCAGGTAGGCATCTTCGCCATTCATGAGTTTCAAACCTTGTTGGGGGCTTAACCCTGCATCCACTAGAGATTTCAACGCTTTCGCATAAATCTCTGTGGTTTTAGCGATCATTTCGTCATCGGCTAATCCGAGTTCTGCCATTGATTTGGCCGCTTCGTTGGCCGCTTTTGCCTGTTTGACAACAAGTTCACCCTCACGCAGTTCGATCTCCTTCTTTCGGAACTCTGCGTCCATTTGTTTTTCCATACGCATCAGTTCCATCATCGGATCCGGTTGCGGTTCGGGCAACATACCATCAATATCAGGGTGCTTCATGTCAATCAACCAGTTACGGTATGCCTGGCGGAGATTCAATACTTGCGCCGGTTGCGTCTTAGCTTCCTGTAGCACCGCTTCTGATCGTGCCGAACGCTCAATGTCTGAGCCTTGTGTCGGATCGGCTACCAGTCGAATATCACAATCAGATGGGTCAAAATCCTTCTGCATACTGGCATCTGTATCTTCATCGAGTACACGATTGTAAGTGTCATCGTCATAATATTTTGAATTCAAGTCGAAGATGACCTTAAATTCATTACCCGCCGCCTTATACACTCGCATGATGATCGAGTTGGGTGTCTTTAAGGCTTGTTGCAGTCGCGCAAGGTAAAGTGTGGCCGCTTCGTTCGTATTAGCTTCTATCTGACTGGAAGCCGTGGTGATTCGGCGCAAGGCTTCACTCAGATGATCCATAAGCTGGAATAGTCCCTGGCTTGGACCGGATGCCGGGAATTGGTGGATGCTATCACTGAGCGGTCGGCTACCCCGAGTGTTAACAGGGGTGAGTTGCCCCATGATGACTTCCACGATACCTGCTTGGACCGCATTACCGCGACCGGTAGACGAATCAAGTTCAATCAGTCCTGAGTTTGATGCGGCATTTTGCAGCGTACCGGCATCAATCATTTGTCGTAACATGGTGTTCAATGACGCGAAGGCCGGACCCATGAGAATGCCCCAACCTAAACCCATTGGACCACCTTGGGGGTCCGGGAGGAAACGGTATTGAGTAAAACGGATGTTAGGTTTGATCTTAACCAATTCACCATCTTCGTTCGTACTAATGGTGTCGTCATCGTAGTTCGGTTGCAGGTAGATAATCTTACCGTGTTCTTTTTCCAGGATAGCAATATACGGTTCACGTATGCCGTCGTCATCCAGGTCGATCCAACTGTAAGCCTTGATGAACTCAAATTCGTTTTTGTCGGTTTCCAGTTTGTCTTCTGCGTAGTCCCACTTCTGTTCGCCCCGGATATAACCGATAACATCATTGCGTGACAATTTCAGTTCGATAAACTTATCCAGCGCCTGGTCGAAGTGACGGGATTTGTGATCGAATATAACCTCATCGGCATGTAGCATATCACTACAGACAACTTCCTCGTCACCGTCAAAGTATCCTTCCTTGAACACAGTACCAACGCAGGGTAATGCCATCAGGAGTTTATCCTGATCGTCCGTCCAATGTGGTATTTCTTCACGAAGTTGATAATTTGAATAAGTACTCACTCGTCGAGCGCGAGCTTGTTTTAGTGCCTCTTGCGGTGGCGCTTGCTGTCCATCGGGTCCGGGTTGAGCTGCCTCAACTTTATCTTGCCCGTAGACTTTCGCTTTAACGATGTCACGCGCCCAGACTAATTCGGGTGATGCGCGAGATGAGAAGTCAAGCATAGCTTCCAAGACGTTCGGTAGCATATCCATGCTCGCGCCGTCAAAAGGAAACGTTTTCTTATCAATGATCACACCGTTGGCATAAGGCTCAAGTTTTGCCAACCATAACGCCTCTTTGTATTTCTTCTTCCAGTCTGACATTGACCTAACGGCATCAGCGTACAGACCCATAATTCGACTGTGGGCATCAGTAGCGTCTTTATGTTTGGCCGACTTTAAAACTTCAACCAGGTTCCCCTGATCGAGTTGGTCAAGCAGTGGGTGTTGTTCCACTTCCGGTTCCGCATCATAATCTAAATCAGACATTAGTATCCCCTACTGCGGTCGCGGCTGTCATGGGTTTTAGCAACACTATGTAGTTCCTTGGGTATGAGATCACAGATGCGAACAGCGAACCGGCGCATCATATACGCATATCTTATCGCATCAAGCAAGTCATCGTCTACTTTAACGATTCGGCTCTGCCCGTTGGGTAATGCCAACCGGTGGTATCGTTCAATCTCCTGGGTGACGTTAGATAGCGCCCGACCGACTTTAAATCGGCCCTCGGACATCATAGCGTTGAGTTCCATCAGTCCAGCTTCAACACCATTACCACCTTCCTCCCAACTGGCATGTTCGCCAATCATGTTCCAACCTTCCTCGACATAGTAATCGCGCTGTCGCTTGGCTGACCCTTTTTCTGTCTGTAAACCGTCTGCAGGCCATGCAGTAGGTACGTTTTTGGCCCATTTACGGACGGCATGCCATGCCTCATGGGGCTGCTTACGACGATCTTTCCACGCCCTTGTGACGTAAAATACATCGTGATCCTTGTCCCAAACAAGCTGAATATGGGCTTGCGGGTGATCCCAACCAAAGTCCATCCCGTTAATCACAAACCAGTAGTCCGGGATGTCGAATGTATCAGCCAATAGCGTTTCGATATCATGCGCGTAGATCAAACCTGACCCCATGAGCGGAATACCGCGTGAGCGCATCTTACGTTGGTACTCGGGCCATGATTCAAGTAGTGCCTGTTTGGTTTCATCAGTAAGGTGGTAAGCCTCATCGAATGTGGCTATTTGCAGATACTGGTGTTTACCCGGGTCGTCCATGAACTTAACGACCAACTCGGTACGACCGTTCTCAGGTGTGAAGGTAAGGATGCCGCGACCACCCTCACCGTTGTTACCTGCAGCAGCGGTACGGGTGATAACCTGCGGGTAGATGGTGTGGTCTTTCGGTTCCTCGTCAATATGGAAGAAGTCAACCTTGTCACCCATGAGTGCATGTTGACCCTGGCTGTACGATTTGAAGAACACCTCGCTCTCACCGTCAGTACCCCACCTGATTTTCACACTGTCAGCAAGACCACTTACCCCGGATGGTGTAGCACTGATAATCTGATCGACGCTGATCAGGCCGCCACTGAATTGTCCGTTGGAGTAGTCACCCAGTAGTGCTTTCTGCAGGATGTCGCGCACCTTGGCACCTGAATATCCCAGGCACCAGACAAGCGGCGCATGGATGAATCGGTAACCCGGCCAGTCAGCAGGGTAACGGCCGGTAAGATGAATGGCGTCGATGTAGGTACCGAGGTAGGTTTTCCCGGTCTGATTACTAGCCATCAACATGCACTCACGATGAGTACGTGTGGCTGCAATGAATTGAGTCTGCCAGTCATATGGCTTGATGTTATCCAGGCCATCGGCTAATTGCTGACTGAGCAGATTCAGGTAGTCCTGTTCTTCCTCGTCAGTGAGTGGTTGAGTCATTCGCCTTCCACTGTTACTGGTTCACCACTACTGGGGGGTGCAATACCCATCTTCTGTTGGTATTCAAGAATTTTAGCTTTACGTTCGTCGGCGCTGAGCAGGTTGACATTATGCTCAACGGTTTTGGTTTCTTTCCAGTCTTCTGGTTTACGATTGTACAACCAGATCGTAGCAGCCTTGGTGTCAGGTGGGTAATACTTAGTGATGTCGGTCACTGTGATATCACCCTTATGATTGGAGATATGCACATCAGGATGCTTGTAACCGACCGCCCGTTGGTACAGTGCCGTTTCAACTTCCGCGTTAGCGATATCATAGCCACAACGGATAGCATGATCAAACTGGGGATATATTT